GCAAGAGATAGAAGTTTCCAAAGACGGAAACAAGTGTATACTGATTCTGACGATGCAATGGGTAGGCAAATTAAGCTTATGAAAGCTCAAGGTAAAGACACTACTGATTTAGAGAGAGCAAGATTAAAAGCTGCGATATCATATCAAACAGGACTGACAAACGAAACCTTTGCAATTCAACAACAACTAAAAGCAAAAAATGAATTAACAGTTGCAGAGTTAAGAGCTAGTGCTTTAGCCACAGGTGACTATACAGCTTGGAATAAATTTGAAAAAGAAATGGCTGCTACTATGGCTGCTAATGCTAAGGCTAATGCAGCTGCTAATACTGCTAGATTAAATTCAATAAATGACTTAGCTGTATTTGAGCAGGAGTTGATAAATGATAAAAAAAAGGCGGCTGATGATGAAGCAAAAGAAGCTGCAAAAGATAGAGAGAAAGCTAACAACGAAAGTAAGGCGGCTAATGCAACTAATGTAGCAGATAGATTAGCATCTTCGAGAAAGATTAGGGATGGAGAAATAAGAATAATGGCTGAAGGTTTGGAGAAAGAGGAGGCTATAATTATGGAGAAATTCAAAAGAGAAAGAGAAGATATAGCATCTAATACTAAATTAAAAGCAAAAGAGAAAATAACACTAACTGAACAAGCGGATAAGGAAGAGGCGGCACAACTTGAAGCAAAAAGAATAGCTGTTAAAGACCTTGAGAAAAAGAATATGATTGCAGTTGAAGGTGAACTAGCACAGCTTAGATTAGATGCTATGGCAGAAGGCGCTGAAAAGGAATTGATAATACAAAATGAAAAGTATAAAAAACTTAGAGATGCAGCCAACGCTGACACTAGATTAACACAGGAACAACTAAAAGAAAAGCTAGACCTTTATAACACTATGCAGATACAGGAAGAAACTGCAAGGATGAAAGATAAGGTAAAGGCTGCAAGTGATTTATTAACCGAGCTTACCACCACAGAAGAAGAAAAAAGACTAGCAGAACTAGAAGCCAAATATGTTAAAGACCAAGAGATGGCAATGGGTAATCAAAAGGCTTTAGAGATATTAGAGGCAAATCACAAAAAAGCTCTTGCGGACATCAATACAGAGGCACAATTAAAACAAATAGCAGAAGACCAAAAGACTAGAGATGCTAAACTAGCCTTTGCAAAAGATACAGTTGATGGCCTTACCGGTCTAGGTAATTTGCTTATCAAAGACCAAAAGAAACTTGAGAAATTTAATAAAGCTTCTGCTCTTATTCAAATAGGTATAGATACGGCTAAAGCAATTAGTGCTTTGGTAGCTAATTCACAGGCTAACCCTATGAATAGTTTAACAGCAGGTGCAGCCGGAATAGCTCAATTTGCTACAGGAATTATTCAGATTGCTACTAATGTTGCTAAGGCCAAACAAATACTTACATCACCGGGAGCTACTCCAAGCGGTGGCGGTGGTGGAGGCGGTGGAGATACAGGAGGAGGAACTTCTGCAGCTACAGCTTTACCACAATCTGCTCAATTATTTGGAAGCGCAAATACAGGTGGAAGCTTTAGTGCAGGTGGTGGCTCTAGTAGCTCATCAATGACAGTAACAGCAGTAGTAAGTGAAACACAGGTAACATCAGTACAAGATAAAATAAACAGAATAAATAAATCAGCAGAACTATGAATTCACTACAAGCAATAACAAACCACATAACAGCATTCTATACAGCACATAAGCAAGTATTCAAAGTAGGATGCGATTTCAAAGAGCAACTTTATAACTTTGCTACTCAAGACGAGAAATATCCACTTGTTTATATTGTCCCTAGCAATGTATTACCAACTGAAAACACGACAGAATTCAGTTTTGATATTTATTGTTTTGACATAATCCAAAAAGATAGAGCGAATATCATAACCATTCTAAGCGATACACAACAGATATTAAATGACTTGTATATATATTATATGGATAGCAATGATTATAGCTTTGACGTAGTAGGTGTTCCTATATTTGCACCTTTAAACAATGACCTGCTAGATTATGCAGCCGGATGGCAAATGTCAATTACATTAACTGTAAATGATTGGACTGATTGCGCTGTCCCAATCTAAACAAATTACTTTATTAATATAATATAGGTATGGCTAATGGATGGTGGGGTGATTGGAGACCCTCTTTACCTGCTCACACAGGAGACTTACAACCAACAGATTTGATAGAGTGTACTTCCATTATAGGAGGACTTCCTGTCAATACTGCTATTACAGGTACTCAAATCATAGCAGCTGCTAGTGGTGGTAGTGCTGTATGGGGAGCTATCACAGGAACGCTATCTGCTCAGACTGATTTGAAAAATGCATTAAATACTAAGCCAACAAATAAGTTAGTTGTAGGGTCTAATATTACAGGCACAACAGCACTAGCTATTAGTGCAAATGCCTTACTACCTGCTAATACTTTAGTAGTGGGTAAGCCTTGTATGATACATTTAAAAGCAAGAGGCAGAAGAGTATTAGGAACTAATGCAACTATCACAATTGGTATGTATAGAAATACAAGCATAGCAACAGCAGGTGGCACATTTATAGGTTCAATCACTATGACTACTATAAATACTTTTGCTATGATTGAAAGGCATTTGTTTTGGGATGGTGTAGCTAATGTATCAGTACAAACACCCGGCACTTTAGTAAGTGATTTAATTAATAATGGAACTTTTACTACTAGTGTTATTAACCCTGCAGTAGATAACTACTTTCTATATACTATTCAATTAGCCAATGCTTTAGATACAGGTCAAATGCAATGGGGCTTATACATATTATACATTTAACTAATGGGTAGATACGCAAACACAGGAGAATTTAACGTACTATATCCTACTCGTAGGAGGATGGCTACTATATTAAAACGAATTATACGAGATGACATTATTAATCCAACAGGAAGTACACTAGTAGATAGTATTCGAATCAATGCAAAGATAACAGGCTTTGAAGTTTTAGAGATTCAAATCGTAGCAGCTTACTATTTTATATTTCTTAACAATGGGGCTTTCTTATGGAATGAGGGCAGAATTGTACCAAGGGAATTTGTAGAAAAATTTACATATGAATTAGATAGTGCAGGAATAACAAAAGAAATTTATTCTCAATATGTTGAATGGTTAACTACAAAATATAAGATTTTAGACGTTGCTCCAATACTAGAAAAAGACCAAAAATTGGTGTATACATTTGAAGCATTATTTGCTCCGCCTGACTTTATTCAAGGTGTTCCACTAAGAGTTTAACTTTTAAATTTGAGGCTCTACACCCTTGATGTTTATTGAGTTTTTCATTATCTTTAGTTTTAGGTATAATCTATCGTCAAAGTATTAAAGTCTCTTAAATCGCTTTAAAATTATATTTAAATGCATTTGTGATTTTGGTGATTATATCTCTAATTCTTTTTTCATACCCATCATATTGAAGACATAAGTAAGGGGAAGGCCTCCAATTTTATCGCTTTTTGTAAGGTCATTATTACACAATCCGTAAATCATTCTTTCCCAAGACCACTTAGAATCTTTCTTATTTTCCTCTTCCTCTTTTAATTCTTCCGGAGTTAATTCTGCTTTCTCTTCCGGAGTTAATTCCGGTAGCTCTTCGCCTTGAAATAAGTTTTGGTAAGTCTTTAAAAAGTTTTCTCTGAACTTTAAGAACTCGCTAATGATTCCATAAACATCTGTAATTGGAAGGTCTAGAAATTTGTCAGCTCTGATAGTACAATCGTATTCATAAGGCTCAATAATTTCTTCACCCCATTCATTAATCTTTGTTTGTCTATATAGAATGCCACAAATATTTGCAAGATTAGAAATGTAGTTATTTGTAAAATAATAATCTAAATCAATGTACTCATAAAGACAAAGTTTATTAAATGGCTTTACCTTCATACCTATAAGCTCTGACTTGTATTTATTAGATGGCTGAGATAACGCCCATTTGCATTCTTTAACTATCTTAAACATCTCATCTACATCAAGATTATCAATCACGTCAGTAGGCTCATTACATATAATAGAAAGTACTTCAGTATTATAGTAATAAGCACCCTGTTCTTTGTCTATCTCAGATATCTCAATAAATTGTTCAACTGTTATTTCACTCCACTTCTTGGGTAGGTACATTCTCTATTTGTTTTTTAATCTTATTAGCTACGAACATAATGTAAGGGATGCAAATCTCTGCTTTCAATTTTCTTATGTGCTTAGATTTAAGCTTAAGATGTGCCTCAGAGTAATGTTCAGCTGTTGTTAGATGGTCAGCCTTAAACATTACAGCCATCATATCAGAAATATAACCCTTTTGCTTATGAATAGCTATCTTTTCTATGAGCTTTGTCTCTCGAACTGTTAACTTTAACTCAGCAGTATAGGTGAATCCGTCTAATTCTAAAACTCCTACAGGCTCAATATCACCCATTGCCTCGGGAACGGTGTTAAATTCTTTTACAATATCAATAAAATCTGCAATATCAAAGTCAAAAAATTCCTTTTCAGGGATTCCTAGATACTCAAATATCTGTAAATGTCTATCAACAGGGTCAATTTCTTTATTGTTGTTGATATCTGTAATCGATTCAAATTGTTCGATTGTTAATTCCTCAATTCTGTTGGGAATCTCCCTTCCTAAAATAGTTACCATAGTTAATTTTTTTACAAATATATGAATTATTATAATATAGGTATGGCAAAAGATAATTTACCTGTATACAAAATCACGATTGACCCCGAATACGCTGAAAATGGGGAGGATTTAGGCATTGAACAAATAGCCTTTACCTCAACACCGGCCATTAAAGTAATGGGGTTAGCTTTCAATAGTCAAGTTAAGCCAATGATTTTCACGGACGATTTAAAATATCGTATCGTAGCACCTGCTCTAATCCCTATGGAAATCTACCGAAAGGATGACGAGGACGGTAAGGAATATTTCGTGAAATTTACTATTGAGGAGATTGAAAAAATTCATTCCAAATTTATGAAAGATATGTCTAACAAAGACTTATTCAATCTAGAACACGATACAGATAAAACAGTCCCGGCTTATGTTTTGGAAGCTTGGATTGTGGATACTCCAAAGGAAGATAAGGCATACTCATCATTCAACATAGAAGTTCCGGAAGGGACTCTTATGGTAACAGCACAGGTAACCGACAAAGAATACTATAATCAATTAGTAGCAGATGGTCAAGTTGGTTTTTCAATCGAAGGATATCTAGGTATGAAATTAAAAGAAGAGAAACAATTAAAACTAAATAATATGAATAAATTACCGGATGGTGAACACTTAATTGACGGCAAAATCTACGTTGTTGTTGATGGTGAAATCACTGAAATTAGAGAAAAAGAAGAGGAAGTAGTAGTAGAAGAGGAAGCAATGGCTGACACAGTAGTTGAAGAGGAAGTTGTGGAAGAGGAAACAATGGCAGTTGACCCTACAATGGATGCTGAAGCTATACTAGAAATAGTTCGCCCATTAATTACAGAACAAGTTGATGCACTAGTTGCTATGATAGCTGACCTTAAAAATCAGTTAGAAGAATCATTAGTTACTGAAACAGAAGAAGAGGTTATGGAAGAGGCTGTAGCGTTAAGCGTACAACAAAGACTTAGTATATTTAATAAATTTAACAATAACAAATAAAACAACAAACAATGAGAAAATTAAAATTTGATTTAGTTAATGGTGCAGGGGCAACTCTTACACCAAATGCAGAGAGCTTTTACGCTCAAGCTTACCTAGGAAACAGCGAAATCGTTGATAACTTCCGTACACTACCGGGTGTAAAATTTGAGGTTAAAATTGGTACTGTTACTTTTGGTGACATTTTACAACCTTCAACCTGTGCTTTTACTGCACCTACAGATACTTTGAGTGCAAAATCGATGTCGGTGTGTGCCTTAAGCAGCATGGCGCAGGTGTGTCAATTTGATTTGGAGCAGTCTTTTGTTTCTTTGCAAATGGCTCAAGGTTCTAACGGAGATTTTTCCGTTGCATCTTTTATGTCATTCTATTGGTCAGAAATGGCTAACTCTATCAATGGTTCTATTGAGTCATTAAGATGGCAAGGTGATAGCTCTTTGCTTCCTGCTAATCCACTTTCTTTATGTGATGGTTACGAAGTACAATTGGGTGCAGTTGGTTCAGGTGTTATCCCTTACTCTATGACACCTACGCCTACTTTTGCTCAGTTATTAACTGACTTAGAGGCTGCATTTGCTTTAGTACCTGCTAACATTGCATCTCGTACTGCTGACTTGCGTATCTTTTTACCTACTCAATTAGTTAACATCTACCGATTAGGTGTAGCTTCAGGTAACACTAATGCATATATCACTCAAGATTTATCTTTAACTTACTTAGGTATCAAAATAGTTCTTTGCCCGGGTATGTCAAATGACCATTTGGTAATTACTTTAAAGGATAATTTAGTTTATTTATTCGATGGTGAAGGTGACCCAAGCGACTTGAGAGCGGTTAACTTAGCAGATACAGTTGCTGAGCCTTACATCCGTACTCGTGCAAATATGAAAATTGGTTTTAACTTTGTTAATCCACAAGATATCGTATACGGTTCTTAATTATTCTTAATATTCACTCATAGAGGGGGGTAACCCCCTTTATATAAAACTTAAAAATATGCCAACTTGTCAAGCCTTAGAGGCGATTTTAAAAAGTTGCGATTCAAATTCAGGGGGAATCTATGGAATATGGATTAACCAACAGGATGAAATCGCATCTATTACACCAACTGACCCATCTGCAGGTTTAGGATGGGACATTACTGCTATCACTTTAGCAGGTACTACTTTATTTGAAAACTATTTTATCCGTAGAAACACTTCTAGCTTTACAGAAGAGGCTGCTATTGACTTAATCAATGGCTCATCTTATGTTACTGCTACAATCAACTTAATGTTTCAACGACGTGAGGCTGATAAATCAAGAGCTATCAAGATTCTTGGCTCGGGTCAACAATATTTAACTGCTGTAGTATTAGATGCTAACGGAAAATATTGGTACTTCCCATACTTACAAGTTACAGGTGTAGCTGAAGGTTCGGGAACAGCCCGTGCGGATGGTTCTAAGTACGCCGTTACTCTACTTTCGGAAGTGGAATATTTGGCCTATGAGGTCAATATGACCCCTGTAGCTTTAGCTGCTATCGGAATATCTTAATAGACTTAATACGCTTAAAACTAGCCCTGCATATTGTGGGGCTTTTTTTATTTCTAAACATTTAAGAGTAGTTATATAATATAGGTATGATATATATTGAGCAAGGTGTAATAAATCAAATAGTTTTGACCTTAACAGAGGTGACTACTGTGCCTACTCCTCATTATTTATTTGCTTTTACAAATGAAATGAATACTACTAGTAGCACTCAGCTATTTACTACTGCAGATTTAAGCTTATGGCCGGAAAGATATAATCTTTTTTCACTTAATGAGCCGGTAGACATCACATTATTACAAGGACAATTTACATATCAAATATACGAAAGCTCTACACCTTATATTTTACCTTTAACTATTGCACAATCCACAGGTGTAGTTATAGAAGAAGGTAGAATGGTAGTTAGTGGAGCAGTAGGCACATCAATATACGATTAATTATGGCTTGGTACAACTTATTTAAAAAAGAAAATAAAACGGCAGAAATGGTAGAGGGATATCAATCTTTTTCTACTCCATTCTTACCTGTAGGTAAAGGCGATTTGTCACTACCCTATGTAAATGGTAGATATAGTACCAATATGTGGGTGAGATTTGGAAACGATAATCTTTTCCCGGAGCTACTTAACCAAATGTATTTTTCTAGTCCATTACACGGAGCAATATGCGACTATAAAACTAACGCTGTAATTGGTGGTGGTTTCGCTTTAGCTACTGACAAGCTAACAACTCCCGAGAAATTGGAGTTGTATATGTTTGAGAGAAAAACGAAATTAAAACACATAGTAAAAGCTGTTACTCGTCAGCTAATTGTACACAACAGAATTTACTTTAAACTATGTTTTGATAGCACCAAGAAATTAGTCAAGATTGAAAATATATCACCGGAAAAAGTAAGGATATCTAGGTTTAAAGATATGTATTACCTGTGTGACGATTGGAGTACCAATATAGAGATTACAAGTATCAAACCTTACCACGTTGCTTGTTCAGATTATGAACAATTATATTGCTACGAGATTAAGTCTTTGGGTCAAGATTATTATTCCTTACCTCAATACAGCTCGGCACTTAATTTTGCGTTTCTTTCGGGCGAATTAAGTTTTTTCGCTAAATCTAATATCCAAAACTCAATTTTCCCTAGCTTTGCTATGATGTTTCCAAAACGTCCACAGTCTGAGGAAGAGAAACATATGATAAAAGAGACGCTTGAGCGATTAAAAGGAGCGTCAAATAGTGGGAAAGCTGTAGCATTTTTTGCTAATAGTCAAGAGCAATTACCAAAGATTGAGGCATTGCCAAATAACAATAATGACAAGCTGTTCCAAGAGGCCTCTCAGTTAAACACGGAACAAATTTGCTTTGCTCATACGATTGACCCAATTTTAATGGGTGTAAGAACTACAGGAAGTCTAGGAGGTGGAGCAGATATTAAACAAGCGTATGTTATATTTGAGAAAAATGTAGTAATGGAGTTAAGAAGTTGCGTATCTGTAATCTTTAACGAATTATTAACTATTGCTAAGATACCTGCTGAATTTACCATCAATAACTTTCAAATTATTAACGAAAATATTGTTGAGCTTGAAGGCGACACCTCAAAAACGAATGACGCTTTAAATAGTCTTAGTCCACTAGTAGCTACAAAGGTACTTGAGACAATGACAATTAACGAGGTGAGAGCCTTAGCATCTTTACCACCAATAGAAGGCGGAGATTTAACACAAAGTGCATCTAATGCTATAGTAGTAACCCCAACAACACCAATTGTATAATGCTATATTTCATAACTGAAACATATTTAAAAGTAAACACCCCTATAACGGCTAATGTAGATGTTACAGATGTTACACCTTACATAGCTACTCAGGCAGCTTTAAGGGTACAGCCAATTTTGGGAACTACTTTCTATAATCATATGTTAACGGCTTACAACGCTCAAACATTAACCCCGGATGAGATTGATTTAGTAGAATTTATTCAACCTGTTATTGCTTGGAGGTCTGCAGAAGATGCTGTATTTGGTTTGACTTATCAATTAAAAAATAAAGGTTTACAAACTCAATCCGGAGATTACTCTGCTAGTGTATCTCGTAATGAAGTAGCTTTTGGAATGGAACACTACGCTCAAAAAGCTAGTTTCTTTGAGCAAAGACTTATTAGATGGTTACTTACTAACAAGAATCTATTCCCAATATTTATTTCAGCTACAAATACTGATACTGATTTACGCCCAATGTTTAATCATTGCAACTGTATAACACCTTATCAATTAACTTGTACAGGTTTATGTGGGAACTTTTTAGAGAATGGATATAACAACGCAATTCTTGTAATATGAGAATGCAGTTAGCTATCTTATTAACCACAATTAAACAATCAATGATGCAACTATTAGCTGTTATTGGCGCTTTCTTTTTACCAATATCCGGCATATTATTTTTAATTGGTTTCGCTATTGTCTTAGATACGCTAACAGGTATTTGGAAAGCTAAAAAACTCAAGATTCAAATTACATCAAGAAAACTTTCGGCCATTGTATCAAAATTCTTTTTATATGAGGTGGCAGTTATTGGATTCTATCTTATAGACTTTTGGATACTTAACGATATAATTTTAAAATTCTTTTCTGTTCCTTTAATGCTTACAAAAATACTTTCACTAGTGCTAGTAAGCATCGAGACCATCTCTATTAATGAGAATATAAAAGCAGTAAAAGGGGTGGACATATGGCAAGGCCTTAAAAACCTTTTCGCAAGAGCTAAAGAAATTAAAACGGATTTAAATGGAATTAGACATAACGAAGATAGTTCAACACCGACTATCTGACAATCAATTTGTAGATGAGCTTACGGACAAAAGACAAATCTATTTGCATCATACTGCAGGTAATTCTGACGCTGTATCCGTAGCTAAATTTTTCAATCAGAAAGTTGGCAAAGTAGCGACTGCTTTTATCATTGGTGGTAATGGTACAATTGTGCAATGCTTTAGCTCTAAAAATTGGGCTTATCACTTAGGACTTAAGCAAGAAGTTTTTGAAGAGATGGGAGTAACTTACCGAAGCTTAGATAGGCTATCTGTAGGAATAGAAATTTGTAACTATGGACAACTTACAAAAAAGAACGGATACTTTTATAACTATGTAGGAGGGAAGGTAGACTATACACAGGTAACAGAACTACCAACTAAATATAAAGGTTATATCTATTGGCAAAAATACACGGATGCACAAATTGAATCCACTAGACAATTGCTAGTCTACCTGTGTAATCAATACAACATTCCCAAAGATTATTTTGCTAGTATTTTTGACATAGACAAACGAGCTTTGAGAGGAGAGCCGGGAATCTTTACACATAATAGCGTACGTCACGACAAAAGCGATATATATCCTTGTCCTCGTATGATTGAAATGTTAAAGGCGTTATAAATTTAAATTTACTCTTATCCATAATGAAAAAACTACTCGCATTTTTAAGCGTTTTAACGCTACTTAGTTGTTCCTCCGAACGAATGGCTCAATACCACTATAAGAAAGCTCTTAAACACGGCTTAAAGCTTGTACAAGATAGCGACACTATTCGTATTACTACTATTGATTCTGTTCCTGTAATAGTAAATGATACTATCATTTGGGAAAAGATAATAACTACAAAGGACTCTGTGCTGTTTTTTAAAAATGTGTATATTCCTAAGACCCGTTTTCAAACACGAATAGAATATAAGTATAAGACTCAAATATTAAAGCAAGATGTATTAAAATATAAGTACATTTACAAAGAAGCTAAGATACAAAAAGCAAAAACTAATTGGAGGCTATTCTTTATAGGTTTTATTTGTGGTGTAGCTTTGTTTTTTATCCTGCGATTAATAGACAAATTATATAACCCATTTAAATGACTAGAAACAGACTATTTTTCGACATTGAGACTAGTTTTAATGTTGGAATCTTTTGGCGTAGTGGTTACAACTTAACCATTAACCCGGGTGACATCATTCACGAGAGAGCTATTATATGCATCTGCTATAAATGGGAAGGGGAAGAGGAAGTACACAGCCTTGAATGGGACTCAAAACAATCTGATAAGGCAATGCTTAAGAAATTCTTAAAGGTTATGGCTCAAGCAAATGAAATTGTGGCTCACAATGGCGATAGATTTGATATGAAATGGCTAAGGACAAGGTGCATATTTCACGGCCTAGCTATGCCACCAATTCATAACACCATTGATACACTAAAAGAGGCTAAAAGGTATTTTAATTTTAATTCTAATAAGCTAGACTATATTGCTAAATTCTTAGGAGTTGGAGCTAAGATGGACACCGGAGGTCTTGACTTATGGAAAGACATTGTATTTAAGAAATCACCTGAGGCAATGGCTAAGATGGTAGCTTACTGCCAAATGGATGTAAACGTATTACAGGCTGTATTTGAAAAACTGAATACATACACTCAATCTAAAGTAAACTATGCCGTGTTAAGAGGTGGTGACAAATACGAATGCCCTCAATGTGGTACTCATAATGTACGTTATAATAAGAAAGTAACCACCACAGCCGGAACAATACATCATTGGCTAGTATGTAACCCTTGTGCAAAGTATTTTAAAGTTAATAACAATACATACCAAGATTGGATAAAGGATAAGATTATAAAGAAAAATATTTCCTAGATTTGTAACAAGTTTATTGGTTAGTTAGAAGCCCCTGCATCTTTGGTTAGTTTGGCAGGGGTTTTTTTGTGTCCTAATTTTACAAAGATTTGTGACGGTTTAAACCAACATAATAGCTGTAATGGTAGCGTAATGTAAGATATAACTAACATAATAACCCCTTTATGTAAAGTATATTTAAGGTTATATCCTTATTCCTTATGTATAAATTAAGGCTATTCCTTTACATAATGGTGAAATTAAGTATAAATCACCCTGATTAATTAAATTTCCTTATTTAGAATGATTATAAATTACATATCTAAAATGTAATAAAATCAAGGGTTTTAAAAAAAGATTGTAAATAATTTAAAAAAAATGTCAATAAAATTTGGTCAGTAAAATAATGCACTCTATATTTGCGTATAACAAAACGGAATACTAACCAATTAAAACTAACCAAAATGAAAGCAGAAATTTTAAAAGCAATATCAGAAAGAAAAATAATTACTATTTATGATTTAAAATTTAAGTCATTAAAAAATTACGAAGGGGAAATTGAATACAGAATGAACTCATTAAAAAATGTTCAAAAATGGGAAATTTATGAAAATAAAAAAGATTATACAAAGGCAATAATGCAAAGAGTAAATTATTATACCAAAAAAGGCTTTGCTAATGTAATTGAAATTAATTAATACTAACCTTTAAAAACTAACCAATGAAAAACTTTATTGAAATCCTTGACTTTCTAGAAGAGCAACAAAAAGCAAATGAGTTGACAACTTACCAATTGCATTTAATAATCCAAACAATGGCTACATTTATCCACGATGAAAACCTAAAAGAAATCGAAACAGCCTTTAACATTTTTAAAAACTAACCTATGAAAACTAAACTAAAAGATTTAATCTATTATTTCACCCCTCTTACAGATGAGCATAGAGACATTTTAAGCACCTCGGCCGTGTTTATATTGTTTTGGGTAGGTGTTTACATCACTTGCTTTATTACTAACCTTTAAAACGCTTTAAAATGAATTTAACAGAAGACTTACAAATTGAAAAGTACACAGCCTCGTTATGGTATGAGGTAGGAAGAATTGAATTTATACTTGATTTTGAATGGAGCTTTGTCTCTTTTGATGAGGAAACCAATGAATGCATAGTGGATGTATGGCTAGAAAAGGGTGAGCAATGGCACAACAACATATGCCATCCATTTACACCTGCAAAAGACGAACTAAAAGAAATAATAACGGCTATAGAGGATAGCATCTTAGAAGACCCTGAGCGATTTGGTGTATGTGAATGGGAGGAAGGTAACCGAGATTTTTATAATGACTTAAATAATGATAGAGATGACAGATAATACAAGTCCAAGACCAACTAACTTCAGCTTACAGACCAAAATGGATTGGTGGAAAAACAAAAAGAGCGAAGGAGACAAAGGTGGCAGCTTTAACTTACAGCTTTACCTAGACTACCTCAGCACATTAGATAACCAAATAAAAAAAGACAAATGAAAACAGCAGTACAGCAGGTATTCTCTGAACTAGAGGAACTGCACCCCAACTTATTCAATGTGTACACCACAGAAGGTAAAGAGTTTATTAACCACTTTCATAAGTATCTAGCAATAGAGAAAGAGCAGATAGAGGAAGCGTATAACGTTGGTTATTATATGAATAAGGATAACTCAATTATGAATTGTGAGGAATACTACGAAGAAACCTTTAAACCTGAAAGCAATGAATCAGTATAGGATGATGAGAGTAATAAAACTAATACAGTTTTTACAGGTTAAGCCTAGACCCATTCATTCAATGGCTAGATACTTAGGAATAAGTACTAGGTCAGTATACAGGTACTTAAAGATGTATGAAGAGATAGGCTATAAATTAGAAAAAATTAACAATAAATATTTAATCAAATGAAAAGGTATAAAGTAACTTACAATTATTTCATAGACGGAAAAAAACGAATAGCTATCAGAATACTAGAAGCACTAGATAGAGAACACGCAATAATGCAAATGGCTATGTGGCCAAAACTAATATTAAAAGTAGAAACATTATGATTGAAAGAATAGAACAGATTATCGAAGAACAAAATTTAAGGGAAAAATCAAGATACAGGTATTTAGTACACAGGAGATGGTTTTTATTTGGAATCTTGCGTAAACACGGAATAATTTACAAACGAATAGGCGAGATGTTTAACTTAAACCATTCAACTATTTTATATGGGATGGCAATGGCTGACTTTTACGAGCGCCAAAAAGACGAACTTTACTTACTTGATACGATGGAGCTACAAAAAGAATTTGCCGGAGTAGAAATAGTATTCCATCAGCGCAATCTTATTGATGACATTCACAATTGCAAATCAATGAATGAACTTTCAGTTATTCAATGTCGATTAAAAAACAATCAATACTTAAACTATAACAATTTAAATCATTAAGAGATGGCAGAAGATAAAAAAGGTTTTATCCTATATGCTGACCAAAAGGAATTGTTTTCACAACTTCCGGATGAACTAGCAGGTAAACTTATTAAGCATATAATGGCTTATGTAAACGATGAAGACCCTGTAAGTGAAGATATAGTAATCAACATAGCATTTACACCCATCAAGCTACAACTTAAAAGAGACCTTATTAAATTTGAGGAAACCAAAGGAAGGAGAAGTATAGCAGGTAAAATAGGAGCTGAAAAGAGATGGCAAACGATGGCAAACGATGGCAATCGCATACAAGCTATGGCAAACGATAGCAAACCAAAGCAAACGATAGCAAAAATAGCTGTTAATGATAATGTTAATGTTAAAGAGAAAGATATATATATATATAGTTTTTTAAATTCTTTAATTGATTACGGCTTTGACAAAGATTTAAGCAAAGAATGGATGAAGGTAAGAAAAGATAAAGGAGCAACAAATACACTAACAGCATTTAAAGGCTTTGTCAAAGAGGTAGAGAAAAACGGAAACGAGATTAACTTTATTTTACGAACTTGCATAGAGAGAAGTTGGAAGGGATTCAATAGCGAATGGATTCCAAAAGTATTAACCGAACAAAATAGAGAGCCATCAAAATGGAAAGCACCTTGGAGTTAAACGGATTCAAAATTACAGAGGCCGGTGATGTTATTACTGACCTCTTTAAATATAGAGATACCTACCACCAAAAAGGAAAGTATCTAGGCTTTGCAAAGTTACACGAACATTATTCAATGAGTCTTGGTAACTGCACCGATTGGACAGGTTTTCCAATGTCGGGTAAAACACAGGTATTAATGGAATGTCTTATGAACACATCTAAATTCTACGGATGGAAGCATTTGGTATACTTCCCGGATGTTGGCAGTAATGTCGAAATCATAGCGGATTTAATCAATAAGAAGACCGGTAAGAGCTTTAACCCATTAGATAGAAATGTCATTCAAGATAAAGAAATTACTCAAGCCATCGATTGGGTTTTAAATCACTTCAAAGTTTTAACTAAAAAAGACGTAAAAGCAAAACTTACACCTGTACAATTTTGGGATATGGCAGTAGAATTAAAAAAACACGGAGAATTACATACGGCATCAATCGATTCTTGGAAGGATTTAAATCACCCCTATAATGATTATGGTGGTTACGCTCAATACTTGGAATATGTTTTGCCTTACCGTAACCAAATAGCTGAGGACAATGATTTACACCTGCACACGATTATTCACCCAAAGTTAACTGAAAAGGAAAACGGAAAACGAAATCCGCCCGTTCCTTACGATTTAAAAGGTGGTAGTGAATGGTTTAACTCGGGCAAATGTATGATAACAGTACACAGGCAAGACCCAACTTTTAATCTAGCTGAAATACATTTTAATAAAATAAAGCCAAGAAGTAACGGAAACATTGGAATGATTGAGATATGGTTTGACAAAGAGAGATTGAGTTATTTTGAACAATCAAGTCCTGCACCAAATGTATACGAGAAAGCATACGCAACTAAACAAATAACTAAATAATTATGGAACTACAAATTTTAAAATCTAGAGTAATCTTACATAAGACATTGCTTAAACTTAAAGCAAGTCGAGAGGAAATCGAAGAGAAAAACGAACACAGGAAGGACTTGATAAATTCTATGCTTGAAACTGAATCAGAACTATCTGAGGTGTTAAGTACATTTATAATATTAGAGAAACAAGCTAGGGAATATTCACAATCATCTTACAGGCTAGAGAGATTAAATTTGGATTTAAAAGTTGAGAATAAAGAATTACAAAACGAACTTAAAGCAAATAATTTTTGATATGAAGAAATGTAAGAATTGCAAAGAGCCATTCACCCCGGTAAACTTTAACCAAAAATACTGCCTTGAAAAAGAATGTGTTCAGATATGGCTAAAAAGTGAACAAGATAAGCAATGGGTGAAAAAAAAGAAAGAAATGAAAGAGAAGCTTCAAACAGTACAAGAGCTTCAGAAATTAGCTCAAGTATATTTTAATTCTTTTATAAGAAACCGAGACAGAAATAAAGGATGTATATCTTGTGGCTCTGCATTGGGTCAAAAATTTGATGCCGGTCATTATTTTTCAAGCGGTGGACACAAAGTAATTACATTCGATGAATCAAACGTACACGGCCAATGTGTTTACTGTAATCAATACTTACACGGCAATCTTTTGAACTATCAAATAGGAATACAAAAACGAATAGGAGTAGAAAAATTAATTGAGCTACAGGGTAAAGCACATCAAACAAAAAAATACACGAGAGAAGAACTAAAAGAAATAATTGAAACATATAAACAAAAAACCAAATGAGATTTGAAACAAACAAAGACTTGGATAGAGAATTAAATTGTATTGATTTATTCTGCGATACATTTGATATTACATTTGAAAAGTTAACAGAGAATGACATTGACTTTTGCTTATATAAAGACGGAAAAATAATAGCATATGCTGAAGTAAAAGGTAGAAATAGAACTATCTCAGATGCTTACCCATTGCCTATAGCCTGTAGAAAGTTAGTTAAGCTAGTTGATAAGAAAATTAACCCTATTATTATTTGGGATTGCTATGACGGAATCATTTATGGAAGGTTAGAACAAATCGAAGGTAAAATTAAGATGGGAGGAAGGAAACCAAGAGACCAATCCACAAATGATATAGAGGCAATGGCTTACTTTGATAAGCAATCAACACTAAAAGAACTATTCAAACAATAAATTGTTAATAACTTTTCATTATTAATTAGGTGGGTAAATTAATACTCTTTATATTTGACGATAATTAATTAATAACTATTAAAAACTAACCAAATGAACACACGAGTTAAACAAATCAAAAATGAAAATGGTACTTTTACTTATTTAGTAAATGATATAATACACACAAAAGAATCTAAAAAAGATTACATATATTTTTTAGATGAGGTTGGGTCTTTTTCAAATTCTATAAAATCAATTACGTTGACAAAAAATTATTGGTTTAAATATGGGAATAGTAATGTAGATAAAAACAAATTGAACATCATTGAAATAGAAAAATAATCAAACAAGGGATGCGTCTTGGGTAACGCACATTTTTAACTAACCAAATAAAAACAAAATGAAACATTTATTTAAATCACTAGCAGAATTTCAACAGGAAGTTCCTACAATCCACAAAGCAACACAAGGTTTTGGCTACACCTACGCAGATTTACCAAAGATTTTTGAAGTGATTAACCCGCTACTAAAAAAACACGGCCTTGGATTCACTCAATTGATTAATGGGACTGAATTAGTCACCATCGTCTTTCACGTTGAAACAGGCGAAACAATCGAAAGTAAAACAGCTATTCCACAGGGAGTACAATTGAAAGGTATGAATGACTTCCAAGTCCTTGGGTCAGCAATTTCCTATTTGCGTAGGTACTGTATTAGTTCGATTTTGGGGATAGTGAGCGACAAGGATACAGACGCAGGAGGTGAGCAAATCAAAGTTGAAGTAAAAAACGAATCTAAGAAAGTTGCTATTGACGATAAAAGACTAGCCAAGGCAATTAAGGCAATAAGCGATGGTGAGTACACTATCAAGGAGTTATTAAACACATTTGAGTTAACACCTGAACAACTTAAAAATATTGCACAATGAAAATAAGATGCTCCGCTATTGGCAAAATAATGACCTCTCCCAAATCTAAGGGGGAGGTTTTAAGTCAAACAACTAAGACATACTTGCAAGAGTTAGCTATTGAGGAAATCTACGGCATACGCAAGGAATTTAGCTCACGTTACACCGACAAAGGGAACGAAGTGGAAGACCTTTCAATTGCTTTGTGTAATGATGTCCTAGACATTGGATTCATATATAAGAACGAGGAACATTTTACAAACGAATGGATTACAGGAACACCGGACGTAAACACGAACGAAATTTTATTAGACGTTAAAAGTAGTTGGGATGCCACAACATTCCCGTTTTTCGATACCGAACTAAAAAATAAAGACTATCTTTACCAAATGCACGGATATATGTGGTTGACGGGCAAAGAGGAAAGTCTTTTGTGCTATTGCTTAGTTGACACGCCATTACAAATAGTAGAAGACGAAATAAGACGCGAACATTGGAAAGCAAGTTTAATTGAAGAAAGTTTAGATTTAAGAGCGTTTGTACAAGCCAAACATACATTCGGACATATACCAAAAGAAAAGCGCTTAAAAGTCTTTAAAATAACAAAAGACGACAAGGTGATAGAGGATATCAAAACACGAATCGAATTATGCCGGGAATATTACAATGACTTAATACAAAAGTTATGAACATAACCAACGAATCAAGACCAATTAAAAGTGAGGATACTATTCTTATTTCCGTAATGACTAAATACTACGAGCGTAGTACACAAGGCCAAAAGAAATACGGAACAAATCTAGACAGAAAAGATATTGATTTAATGGGATGGCTAAACCATTTACAGGAGGAGCTGATGGATGCAACTCTATACATTGAAAAACTAAAAAAAACAATATGATTATACTACTATCAATTTTACTAGCTCCGGCAATTGCTTGGGGATGGATAGCCACTATATGGTACATAATAGATTTTTTTAATAATGAACACTAAACTAAAACAAATGAAAGTAACAGGTAAAATCCACTTTGTTGGAGCAATGAGACAAGTAAGTGACAAATTTAAAAGCAAAGATGTCGTAATATTAACAGACGAGAAGTATCCACAGTACATAACCATCCAATTTACACAGGAAAAAACAGAACTAATAAGCCAAAAGAACATAGGCGAACAGGTTGAAGTTAGTATTAATCTACGAGGCCGGGAATGGAAGTCACCAACAGGAGAGATAAAGTATTTTAATACAATTGAAGGATGGCAAATTAACGCTGTTGAGGGTGCAGTTAGTTTAAAAGAAGTTCCTTTGGATTGTTCAGACGATTTACCATTCTAATAAATGATAAGGGGTAAAAGTTACCCCATTACTTAAATAGAAATGATATACAGCACTAAAATATAATTAACGTACAACATTAAAATATAGAAATGAAAGCAACAATTAAAGTAGAAAAAGAAGTTGAAATTAAAATGGTTAAAGTTGATGTAGCAGTAAGGTATGATGAGGAAGATATACCTAACGATTTTCCTTTACGAAAAGGAGATATGTGGTCGGCTATTATCAATATTGACGAAGGTAGAGTATTGGACTGGCCAAAAGGACAAACAGGGCATTTAAGTATGAAAGTTTGTGATGAAGGTTCATATTTTCTTTTAGATGCAGAAGGTAACACTGTATTGTCAATTGAGCAAGATTATGTACCTAATGCTTTACTTCCCGGTAAATACGGTGATTATATTGATTTACATATTGGCGAAAATGGATTGATTTCAAATTGGTATAGTCAACCTTCAATTTCGGACTTTATATCTGATGAGGATTAGGGTCGTAGTATTACCGCTAACGTATCGGGGCTTGTAGCAGTAGGGGATTAGAAGCACTACTGTTCGATACACCACTAAAGCTGATTAGAAGTACACAGCTTAATTAAAGCACTTCTGCCCCTATTGCTACAAACCCTTGTTAGCGGTAGTACGGTTTAATTTACGAGGGATTAAATTTAAAATTTTCAAAATGAAAGCAACAATCGAATATAACCTACCGGAAGACCAATTTGAATTTGATTGTGCCTCCAAGTCTTTAAAAATGTTTCACGCATTAAACGAGATAAAGGCAGAGCTTAGAGCCATTTGGAAGTATGAGGACTTAAAGGATAATGAGTTCGAAATGATTGAGAGAGTAAGAGAAAAGTTCTTTGAAATCTTGCTAGATAACGAAATAAATCTTGACCTATGCTAATAGATGACCATAGCCTTAGAAATCATCTAAGAGATGCATTAAAAACACGGACGAGGAATCAAATAGTGAAAGAGATACAGGGGAGAGGAGAAACATTCCATCAATACAACATAGACAGGTTTCTACAGGGTAAAGATGTGAGTCTTGAAACAGCTAAGAAGATTGACAAATACATTTACAGAATAAACATATATGATTGTAATTTATTTTAGTACATTTGACGTATGAATTTACTCGCATTAGTTCCTTTGGCTTGGTGGTTTGTTAATTTCGAGCCACTTCAAGCTGTGTTTGATTATCTATTTAGGTACAAACCAAATAGCACATTAGCCATACATATCCATTCCGCTTTGGGCTGTATTAAATGTGTGGCTTTTTGGTTAACCTTGCTTTGCACCTTTGATTTTATACTTGCTTGTCAAGCCTCACTTATTGCTTATATACTAGATGAATGTTTGAACAGGCTGAAATAGATTTAATCGCAGAGATAGAGTTATTACCCGAGAATATTAGGTACTCAAAACACAGTTGTGTCAGTTTATATAAAATTAGAACGAAGTATGATGGTATACAGCCTAGGGAATGTTTCTGTGCGTCAGTAAGACGGAGGATTTGGTATAAAGATTTTATGATTTGGTATGAAAAAAGCCTTAGACAACTACATTAGTAGGGCTTACCCCGAGGTGAGAGCTTATACAGCTTATTTTCTATCTAAGATGGGGTTATACATAGACGCTGATACTGTTATCAACAATAGTTACCTACACGTTTTAACAATCAACGATAATACAACTGATGAGGATAAGGTTAAGAGCTACCTGTTAAATACAATCAAGTATCAAATTCTTTGGAATACATCAAAGAGCCATAAAGACGATAGAATAACAGCCATCGAGGACAAATCAAACGATAGAATGGAAGATGATGAACTAGCAGATAAGATACAGGAGGACAGAAACTACTCTTTTCAAAAGGGACTGCTTGAAATCTACCGGTTAAGCCTTACAGATAACGTACAACGAATAGTTTTTGAGGCATACATTGACAAAGGATACACCACATCAAGAGCTTTGGCTATTTACTTTGGAATTACCCATACATCTGCTTACTATCTCATCAAAGAGTTAAAACAAAATCTTAACAAATTACAATATAGGTATGAAACCGAGTCAATTTATTAGCATAGTATCTTTACTTACAGCCTTGAGTTGTGGTTTAGCTTTATTCACCCTAGATTATGAATGGGCAAGTAGAGCTGCCGGACTATGGATTGCATTCTATTACACATTTTTAATTTTACTACAATATGAAGACAAAGACGGAACACCTAGGTAAGTTCATTACTACCTACAACGGAAATTTTGAGACCTCGTTTACAGTAACAGAGGAGACAGCTAAAGACCATAAGTATTACACCTCTATAGGTCTAGGTTATTTATTTGAGGAATCAACACCAAAGGCAAAGTACACAGGAGTAGAAAACAACAAAAAGACGAAAGAAGATGAGACCCAAGTTGATTGAATCACCTGAGAAGTTAATGCAAATATTTGAGGAGTACAAAGCATACTGTTTAGCTAACCCAAGAACTAAATGGGTGTTATCTCAAAAGACTGCAGAAATGGTAGCAGAGCCATTGAGAGTACCTTTAACAAATGAGGGGTTTGAGATATTCTGCTATAAAAATTACTCAGACGTTCACCATTATTTTGATAACACAGATGGTCGATATTCTGAGTATAGGACAATCTGTTCGCACATAAAGAAGGAAATCCGAAACGACCAAATCACAGGAGGAATGGTAGGACAATTTAACCCATCCATCACCCAAAGATTAAACGCTCTTAAAGAACAAACAGATGTGACAAGCGACAATGAAAAGATTAACTCTATCACAGTTACAATCGTGAAGCCTACCGAGTAAATGAATATCAAAAGCACAGTCATCTTTGAGAAGAACTATGAGGCTATCGCAGGTGACAAACGCTTTATCATAAACGAGGGAGGGTCAAGGTCATCAAAGACGTACAGCCTTTGTCAGTTAATGATTATCTACTGCCTCCAAAATAACAATAAGGTAGTCAGCGTTATCCGTAAGACATTCCCTGCATTGAGAGCCACAGTACTCCGTGACTTCATAGAGATACTCAAAGACATTGGATTGTATAATCAAGAAGCTCACAACAAGTCAGAGCATATATACACCTTTGCCAATGGGTCAATGATTGAATTCTTCTCAGTAGATAATGAGCAGAAGATAAGAGGTCGCAAGAGAGACATCGCTTGGATGAATGAGGCTAACGAATTATTCTTTGATGACTACACCCAAATAAATATGAGAACGGAGGACAAGTTAATCTTTGATTACAATCCTTCTGACTCTGTCTCGTGGCTGTATGAGCTACCAAAAGACGAAAGCACTCTTATTAAATCTACCTATAGAGATAACCCATTCCTCCCGGAAAGCATCAAGGTACAGATAGAAGACCTTAAGCGTACAGATGAGGCACTATACCAAATCTATGCGCTAGGAGAGAAAGCCATAAGCAAGAGTAACATCTATAGCAATTGGTCATTCGTTACACATAGGCCTAGCAGATTCGTTAAGTATGTATACGGAATTGATTTCGGCTATAACCATCCAACGGCATTGATAAGAGTCTACTATTGTGACAATGACATATACATCGAGCCGGTCATCTACGAGAGTTACCTGACAACTACGATGCTAATAGAAAAGTTAGGCACCCTAGGCATAGAACAAACGGTAACCATCCTAGCAGATTACTCTAGACCCGAAATAATACAAGAGATGAATACGGCAGGTTATGATGTACAGAATGCTAACAAGGTAGTCAAGAAGGGAATAGACAACTTAAAGACCTTTGGCGTAATCTGTCAAGATGATAAGGCCATAAGGCGAGAATACGAAAACTACAAATGGAAGAAGATAGGTGACCAAATTCTAGATGAGCCCGTTAAATTATTTGATGATGCTATGGATGCTATCAGATATGCCACTACTCACATAAGGCAGGAGTACTACACCGATGACTCGTACTATGCATTCTAACACCTTACACAAGATACAAGTCGTACAAGCTTACATACACCATAAGACCGGGCAGAATGTTAGGATAGTCTTTGACAGACCTGAACGTATGCAACAACATCTAATGCTTTTAGACCAAGCGTATATGGTAGCGATGAATGCCTTTAAAAACACGAACACGAAATAAAGTAATATAGGTAAACACAATCAATGGCATTAGTAGCACAAGCAATTCCTCAAGTAATCGTTCCGGCATATAACCCTGTAAAGTATATCTACAATTCATCTAACGTAGCGCTACAAGGTTTCAAATATATCTATGACATATACGAAAGCGGAACAACGAACAAAATAGCTGAGTACCGGGTCTTGCCTACATTTGGTACAGGTTTCGGTGAGATAGACTTAAGTAAGTTACTACAGGCTAAGGTAAGCTATGACCTGAATCTTGCTAACACCTCAGCATACAATGCTACGAATAGCCATTACAAATATGATGTAAGGATAGGAGAGGAATATCTAACTACAACAACATACGCCTTAGCGCTTACTCAATGGGTAACAGCTCCCTATGCAGGAAGGGTAAGAATAAACGTAGCTAACACATTTGTAGTTGGTGACCAAATCAATATCACACAGAACTTACCCGGCCCGACAGCTAACCCAAATTTAGAAGGACTCTTTACGGTGCTAGTAGCTAACCCTGCTTACATCGTAGTAAACAGCTTATGGTCTTTGGTAACTAATACACTAACAGGTGGAGCTATTACATATGCAGATGGCCGTAAGACAGTTAACAGGAATCTAGCCTCTGTACTTAATAGATATGTATTCAATGGCGCTATTAGATGGACTGAATGGCCAAGCTATAACTTTCAAGACTATATGCTTAATGGAGTCTTTGATAAGTTCCTTACTACCTATCCGGCAGGTAACAAAAATATGTTCTCTACCTTGTCTCAAGATATGTGGGTAAACTGCATAGCTGCCAATTCACCAACGCCACCGGATACAATGGTCTTTACAAATGATGGTGGTAACATCTTTGAGAAGAACGTAACAGCCATTGACCATCTTAGTGGTGTATCTGTAGGAGCTAATAACTTTGGAGCGCTTACGCTTGTCTTTGGCTCGGGTAACTTGATTGAGCCTAACACGGAATACTATGATTTCCAATATCACAGGAATGGCGTACCTAGTTCAACAAGATATAGAGTAACGCTAGATAGACGGATTCGCACAACTGAATACAGCATCTTGTTCTTAGATAGAATGGGGTCTTGGGGTAGCTTTGCATTTACTCTTAACAGCTATGAGAAGGGTAACGTAATGCGAGAAGAGTTTAACCAAGATGTAAAAGGTTTTATCAATGGCTCAAACCATTGGGACTATGAGCTAACAGATAGAGGAATGACTAACACATATGTAAGCACTGAAACAACTATTGACTTGGCCACTAACTTTATGACGCTAGATATGGCTAACTATTTCACAGAGCTTATATCTTCGCCATTCACATTTGTTAAGCAGAGCGACTACTCGCTAGATTGTGATGCACCTGTAAGCACAGAATACATAAGCTGTAATATCTTAACAAGCGACTACCAAATATACAATCAAAGGAATAAGAATCTAATCAAGCAAAACATTACAATCAAGTTAGCTAACAACAACATCGTCAATGGTTAAGATACAATTATCAACAGGATTTTTAGATGTCAAAGAAGGTACAGCATTCCCTCTTAACTTTCAAGCCGGTGACATACGAGATATAAGCCAAAGGAAGGGAAACTTTTCTAAGACTATTACTTTGACCGGTAGCAAGAACAACAACAACTTGCTAAACCATTACTACGATGTAAATATAGTTGAGGGAACATTTAACATAAACGCCATTACTACCTGTGCTGTTATACAAGATGGTATTCCAATTATGGAAGATTGCTCTTTGCAACTTACAGGAGTAGTTAAGACTCAGTTCACAGATGGCTACGAGGAACAGGTAACTTATGAGGTATTAGTTAAGGATAGCAAGGCTGACTTCTTTACAGCCATCGCTAACAAGGAATTAACTGATATAGATTTTAGTGACCTTAACCATACTTATGACGCTTTTAATGTTGTTAATAGATTTAGTAACACGGTAGCTAATGGGATAAAGTATTTCTTGCCGGGCAGTGGTGACGCTGTTTACAATACGCAAGAATTTAAACCGGCTATTTTTGCTAAGACTTATTTAGATAGAATATTCGAGGACGCAGGATTTACATACAGTTGGCCGACAATGTCATACGATAGATTTCAACAATTACTCATACCTTATAACGGAGGTGTTGATAACTTTGACTACAATGATTATTTAGTTAGGGCAGAACGAACAGGATTAACTATCAATGGAACTAACAACTTACCCGGTGTTACTAACATAGCACAAATAGCAACTACTCAAACACCTGCTACAAAGATTAACATTACCGGATGGACGGAACTAGATGACATACAGAATATATTTAACCCTGTTACCGGAGGATACTCTGCACCATTTAACATAAGCTCAGCTAATGCTCAGAGCTACGATTACAATATCACGATGACCTACACCTTGAACTTGGTTAATAGCTCAGGTGTTACTTGTTTTGGTAGTTTGAACAATGCACCTGCTCCTGTATTCTATCAACCTGCCATTGGTGTTAATGTAACCGGCTTACAAATTATATTTAGTAATCTATTTACTAACACAACACCAACAGCGACCTTGTTAGGTGTACAAAATGCTGTTCAAGCTCCTTTGTCTATATTGCCCGGAACAACTCCTATCTTGACTCAAACAGTTCAAACGTCTATACCATTAAGTTATAATCAAATCGGTGCAGGTTCTGTATCTACTATTGGTTTAAATGTTAGCCAAAAGATTCCTACTATAAATAATAATCCATCTGTTAGAACTTGGAGGAGATTATCGCCATCCGGAACAATTACTTCTACAGGTCAAATAGTGATACAAGCTGTTATTTCTAATATTCAAATTAGTATTGTACCTAGTAGCAACGTATATGCAATAGGTGGCATAATAGAAATAAATGATTATGTTCCTAAGAAGATAAAGCAAAGCGACTTCATCAAGGGGATATTCAATATGTATAACATATACGCCCAAGTTGATAGTACACAGCCTAACAAGTTACTCTTACAAAATAGAGATGATTTCTACGATAGTGGTACAGAGGTAGATTGGACATACAAGTTAGCAAAAGACCAAGAGCAAAGCTTGTCATTCTTACCGGAGATAACTAGCAAGAAAATAATACTAAGCTACACGGCTGACAAAGATAATCCAAACACCACTTACACCAACGCCACAAATAATATCTATGGACAAGCAGAAGTTATCTTTGATAATGAGTATGTAAAGGACATAACTACCAAGTCTGTATTGTTCAGTCCTACACCGGTAATCAAAACACCATTTGGTGCATACGTTCCTATGATTGCAGGTGCAGCTCCCGAAACTAACATAAGGATTTTATACGATAAAACCACAGCAGGTCAACCATTAGCTACCTGCGGACAATTCTACATTTATGATTATGGTAGTGTAGGTCAAATCAATCTTACTAGCTATCCACTAGTAGGCCACTTTGATGACCCATTAACTCCGACCTTTGACATCAACTTTGCCATCTGTGACTTTTACTATTATCAACCTACAAGTTTAACTAGTAACAATCTTTATAACAGATATTGGCGTCGTACAATGGGACAAATAAACAATGGCAAGATGTTAACTGCTATGTTTAACTTGAAAGAGCCGGATATCCAAGCAATGAAGTTGAATGATAAGATTCGGATAGACAACTCTTGGTGGAATATAAACAAGATAATTGATTATGATGCAAACGCTAACAAGCTTACTAAGGTAGAATTAATAAGCATAGATACTGAGATTAACTTCTCGCCATTCACAGGGCCTAATGGCCCGGTAATTCCAAACCCTCCGGCAGGAATAGGCCCTATACAAATGTTAGCTATGAGTAGCGTAAACACTACTAGGATGACTACCTCTAATGTATTTGGTAATCAAGCTACAGCTACTGTTGAAGGTAGAGGAAATGTAATAGTTGGTGGAACACGTTCTGTCATCGTAGGGGATAACTATATCGTAAGTGAGAATACTTTAGTAGCTGAAAATTTAATGGTATCTACTTTTAATGGAATAGCTACAGGTATAGTCCCTAAAATATATATTGCTAATTTAACTCAAGCAGGTATTGCTGACCCAATAGTACAAGTTAAGAATGATAGCTTAGGAGGTGTTACTTGGACAAGAACAGGTGTAGGTACATATGAGGGGTACTTAGATGGATTTGAGCCTTCATATATCTCTAGTACAAACGTACCTACGATAATGATTAGCAACGTAAACTTTGACGGAGTAATCTCAGCACAATACTCAACAAGCTCTAATACTGTATCCGTAACAACTACTCAAATAGGTGTTGGATTTGTTGATGGATATCTTGATGGAACAACAATAGAAATTAAATACTATACATAAATGAACTCAGTAGAAATACCAATAGTAGTATCCGGCCTTGGAGCTATAAAGGCAGAATTAAAAGCATTAAAAGGTGAGATAGCCAACGCTACTGACCCGGCAGATATTGCTAGGTTATCACAAGAGGCCGGTGTTCTTAAGGATAAGATATCAGATGCTAATGAAGCTGTTAACGTATTTGCTACAGGCTCAAAATTTGAGCAGGTAAGCAATGGATTAGGAGGAATTAAAGACTCGTTAATGAGCCTTGACTTTGAAGAGGCATCTACTAAGGCTAAGACTCTAGCAATGACTATGAGTAAACTAAACCCAAAAGAAATATTGGGAGGTATGGGTCAATTTGTAACTATGCTAGGAACACTAGGCAGTGCTTTTGTAAAATTAGGGTTACAAATATTAACAAACCCTTTATTTTTATTGGTAGTAACTATCGTGGCTATTGTAGCTGCTGTTGGTTTTTTCCTAGATAAGATAGGGGTGTTAGGAGCTGTGCTAGATTTCTTAATGATTCCAATCAATGCTGTGATAGATGCTTTAAAATGGTTAGGAGATGCACTAGGTTTAACATCATATGCTGAAGATGAGGCAGCTGCCAATGCTAAGAAAAATTCAGAAGCTACACTAGCAGAAATCAAAAAGGAAACAGAAGCAAGAGATAGAAGTTTCCAAAGACGGAAACAAGTGTATACTGATTCTGACGATGCAATGGGTAGGCAAATTAAGCTTATGAAAGCTCAAGGTAAAGACACTACTGATTTAGAGAGAGCAAGATTAA